TGATTCAGAACTGTAAATTAATTGAGCGCCCACCCCATCACCAATTTTTTCAATATAACTGTTATTTAACCGAATGCAGGTGCCTGATTTCAAACTTTTAAATACAGGCGATGCATTAAAATCAAACGAACTGTTATGGAAAGTTAGGTCGTGTCCTGGAACATCAATTAAAACGGCTTCTTTTTTCGATATGGCAATAATGCAGTTATCGAATACCATGTTCTCACCCGAATTAATTTGTGTGCCGTTTGGTGAAGTGAAATGTAAAGCGTGATTATTTAATTCAAGATGACAATGCTTTAATGTTCCAATGTAGTTATTAACACAATTAAATTTAATGGCAGTGTCTAATCCATACACATTCACATTATCCATTACATATCGTGAAATAGGTGTTTCACGTAAACTACCTGCATTTCTAGAACCAATTTCAATCGCTATCGTTTTTGTTAAAGGGTCGTCATTATCTAGTGTGGAAGTGAAGACAATCGCACCCTCAGAACCATCAAAATATTTACCTCTATTCCACGAATTTTTATTTAAGTGGTCAGGACTTGAATTATTATAGGTTAAATCACCTGTACTTGGTGTAATCCAAAATCCTGTACCGTTATGAGTTATGCAAAATTCAACATACCCTAAAGGTTTGATTTTAACGTATGGGGACATTTTTATCTCTTTATCGATAATATACTTCCCTGACGGCAATTTAACTGTATACTGTTTTGATAAATTACTTGATATGGAAGCTTGCCTTAAAGAGTCTATCATTGCTTGTATGCTGTCGCTATCTCCGACTACCCCATTACCAACTACATTGTATTGTTTTATATTAACAATTCCGTTTACCTGTTTCCCTGTATCCGCCAACTGTGCGGAAACAACACTCACCTGACCTTCAACATCTGCCTTTACTTGTGTTACCATTGTTTCCACATCACCCGCAGTCACCGATCTATTCGGTGAAACCGTAGGTGGAAAATTAACATTTACGTCAGTCATTTTTTCACTCCTCATTTTAGACAAAATAAAAAAGCCTCCATAAAGGATGACTTAAAATATCATGTCACTAATCTATTTTTACGCATTCAGCATTTCCTGAACATCTGAGCGCCATTGCAATGGGACATTTTCAATCTTCCGTAATCCTAGTTTGATTAGGTCATAGTATATTTTTGCCAAGATCAAACACCTCCATTTATATTTTCAGCTAATTCTGCCACCACTAACATCATATTAATTTTTTCGATTTCCATTTTTTCAGCCATTTCAGCAAGAGCCAGTTTCAAATCGGTGTTTTCCTCTTGTAAAATCTGAATTTCTGTTGGTTTGTTTTCCATTTCGTTTTTCTGCTCGATTTGTTCTTGCTGATATCCTGTATCCTTAACTAAATTCCCGCTTATAAATTTATAAATAAACGGGTTATTAAGGAATTCATGATTATCTTCAACTGTTATTTCAACATCTGAAGCATTACCTCTTGTACTACCGTAACCTATAACGCGTTTATCCGTTCCTACGTTTATAAAAACCTTCATCTAATCCCCTCCTCAAAAAGCTAATACGCGCCTTAATGTAACATCGTCACTCTGTGAATAACTGTTTTTATTGATGTCATTTCCTTTTATCGTTGAATCCGTAAAGGTTAATTGTTTTATTGTCGTTTGATTTTGCGTTTCACTTACATAGTTTGGAATTTGAAAATACGAATCTTTCCCAGGAAACAAACTAGTGAATGTTTTTGGAACGAATGTGAAGACGAATTGATAATCATTAGACCCAGCGCCAACATCGTAATCACCCCAAACTAATATCCAACCATTCGGACATTCTGATAATTTTTTTGAAGGGGTAATCGTGTCAGCTGCCATTGGGTATACTGCACCAGACCATAAAAGAGATTGGTCGAACAACATATTTTTAACCGTGTCCGCTTTTGCTTGCGCCCCTGCGGTTGTTTCTTTTGCATTCCAATTACTTTTATCTGTCGCTGTAACAAATTGATTGTTTGTATCCTGTGTAATAATGGATGCTGGATGTGTAGTTGGATGGACGTAATTATTTGCGTTTGTTGCAACGCCGTTTAATTTTGTTTTATCCGCCGCAGCCATTAAACCAGATATTGTTGTAGTTGCCAGCGTTTTATCTGCTGCATTATCTTGCAAGTTTTTCAAAGCTAAGTATGTTAAATTCATTTGCCAGTTCCACCAGTCGGCTGGCGGGTGTTCATCAGGTAAATACCCTACCGATTTTTTAGATTCTGGTGGTGGTGATCCTACCGCGTTCCATACGGGTAATGCTTGATTAAATGGCATGCTGTTTCCTCCTTAAATTGGTAAATCGTTTTCTCCTGACGGCTCATAAATGGCGCTCAATGTTCCACCTGTACTTTGGTCAACTGGCGCAAAACCTTCAGCACTTGTTTCCACTTGGTCTTTAATGCTAGACATTCTGAACGTTCCTTGTAAACTGATACTTTCCACCATTACGCCAGCTGGTGCGACTCTTTGAACTAAAAATCCGAATTGAGATGTTGATAACCCAGCATCATTTAATGCTTTGATCGGAAGTCCTTCAATCCGTAGTGCCGCAGCCTTTTTTCCTTCTGTCACTTCGTACATAGCTCGCATTTTAATCGTAGAGGGGTCAGTATTTAATGTCCTTGCTAATACCTCTATCATGTTATTGAACGTTCCATTACTGTTATTACGGGCAATCCTAGCTAATATAAGCAACCTTAATACTTCATCACTCACATTTCCGCGTTCCTGGCCCCAACCTTTTCCGATTAAATCAAGTGTTGTTCCTTTTGCTTGCTGGATATCACGCCATGATTCAATTTTTTCAAAAGTTAATCTAATTTCATTTGTTTTTTCCGTGATCAGTAATATATATTTACCAATCATCGAATCTGGGTTCTTTGTAAAAACATCAGTCAATTTTCGAAATGTATCAATAAATGAAATCATACTGTCACCGTAACGGCTATATTGGTTGCGTTCGTTTGTGCGACTTCATTTGCTGCTATAGCGATATTACTTGATACTAATGTCCCGGATGTTTTACCAATTTTAATTACTACATCCTTAACCCCTTGGATTTGCATAACTTCAAAACTTAGTTGTTGAACAATAACTTTTTCCCCCATGTTCAACCCAGTGTAAATTGATCCATCGCTAACAGTGCCGCCAATAAATCGGACAATCGTGTCTTTTACCTCTGTAATACTTGTACTCTGAAATGTGTTGTCTGTGGTCAGGTCAACGCTCGCAAAAACATTAACTGTATTGGCTGGTGTATAGGAGACTTTATGAGAAACACCACTCATATCCAATACTTGAAATGAAGATGTGCCGAACGGCTCAATACCCGCAGGGCCCTTATCAAATATAGCTTCTGCGATTTCCTGACCATTCCCACCCAATACATACACTTGATAACTATTAGGCGGTGTTCCGTTCACTGTTACGTTTGTATTGTTATTGTGGATGTTTGCAGCCCTTACACCTAAAACGTTTTGAACAGCAGAAACAATGCTGTTAGGCGTTGAATATCCTTTAATTCCGTTGGTATCCAATAACCTTTTTCTTAATTCGATATCTGTCTCTTTTTCTCTGCCACCTGTAATAGCTTCAGAGTTTGTTACTGTTTCAATACTTGCACTTGGCTCACTTTGAACGGTAATAGTTCCAGGTAATGTATTGCCGATTAAACCAGCAGTAAGACTTGCAACTGATCCCGTACCTATTCCAGATGAATTTAATAACACATCTTCTTTTAATGCATAATCTACTCCTGTTTCAGTTTCGAATCTCGTCCCAGCAACAACGGTATAATTTGGCGTTCCTGTGAATTCAACATTTCCTTCTGCATATAATTCCGGGTTCCTTGAAGTCAAAAAGTAACTAGTTAAGTAATCTAGGTTTTTGTCTTCTGCTTCTGAAGGGTGCCCGCTATGATACACCTTTTCTGCTAATTCCCATACCTTTGCAAGTATCCATGATAAAAGGCCACTAATAATACCGTTAGGGCTTTTATATGATAAGTTCACATCTTCACCAAACAGTTCCTTTTGTTTTTGATCAATCTCTTCTTTCAAGTCTGCTTGATTAGGACGGTTAAACCCTTTTTCCGAAAGTCCCCATGCCATTAAATTTCAACTCCCTCCAACTCCAAAACTTCCCCGTCTTCTTTGCGCATGACGATATCAATTGAAATTTTTCTATTCCTTATATCACGAACAAAGGTTATATTTTCGAATTCTAACGGTTCAGTCGTTCCAATCGCTGATTCCATTATGATATCTTTAGCCTCTGTTTCATTGAAATTCTTAGAAAGAATAGGACTTCTGTCCATTCCCTCTTCGGGATCTAAAAACCATTCACCTTTTTCTGTTTGCATGGATATACGGGCTTGCTGAGCTAATTCTTCATTACCTTCTATCATTACGAAAGAACCGTTTTCAAAAACAAGGTCTCCGTTTTCATCTAATTTGAATGATTTCATAAGTCAAATACCCCCGTTATCACACCATCATTTAAATTAAACATCCTTCTCATTCCAGGATCAAAAGGGACTTTTTGAAAGTCATCCATCGCTCTTTCTGCTATTTCCACCCACACCACATCTCCCTTTACTAAAGGGCCGACATGTCTTACAACTGGCACAGCCTCTACCATTGCATGTTTACTTAAATCCCCTTGTTTATCCCTTGCCATAAAAAGATATTCGATATCTGCTGATGGCGGTTTCGTATCAGGGAAGTATTTAATTACCCTTGCTGGTTGATTCGTGTGAACTTGCAACATAATATTTTTAATAACATTTTCAACAAATCTTGATTCTGAACTCAAAAGTCCACCTCCCTTATTCACATGAGAATTCTGTATAAAAGTCGTTCTTATCTGCTACGTGTTTCCCTTTAAAGGCTCGATATTTACCATTAGCCGTCTTTGATTTCAATTCAATGATGCTACAAGTGGTAATACGGTGTTGCATTAAGCATTTAACCGTGTACCCTGTTTTATTATCTTCCGTGAATGTTGAAGGACTTCCAATCAATCCAGTTTCCTCTTTTAATACGAATCTTTCGTCCATTCCTTCCTTCAACGGTCTAATGACCAACTTTCCTCTGCGGTGATAAATGATGCTACCGCAATCCCTCGCAATGTCTTCTAAATCGTTGTAAATAAGCTTGGATATGGTGTAACCTTTTTTATATACTTTGTCGTTCTTTAGCTTCATGGGTGCGCCTAATTTTACGCCTAACAAATCCAACATCCTTTTTATCATGGTGGAACCCTTCGTATTTTTCTTGAAGGTTATGGAATCCTTTTTCCCTTTGTCTGCTGTTTTACTGTCTATCTTCTTTTTTGTGTAATCTTCGCCCTCAGAAGTGTAAATCGTTGTTATCTTATCTACCCCTTCGAATTTCGTTTTGATGCTATATACCTTGCCTATACTTAAAACCCCAACATCATTCGAATACCCAGCTTGCACGGTTAACGTATCACCTGTTTTGAATTTGGAGATTGTATCTTTGGATAAATTGTATAGTTGTACCGTATTTTTATTAGGCTTCATATCATCATCGAAAATAATTTCGAATCTCATGTGAAGATCTTCGTTTGAGAATGTGGCTCGTCCGATACTGACTTTCATAACCCGTTTAAAGTTATAAGTTGTCATCTTCATCATCCGCCTGATCATTAATATATAAGAAAACGGTTACCCCAAAGTTATCCCAGGTAATACTCGTTTCGTTATCTGATAAATCCATAGGGACTAATTGTGGCGCTGGCAATGTTAGATCTGATGAATCATTCCATAGTGGTTTATTCAATACCATTTTTTCACCTAAAATTATTTCTTCGTCTTCCTCACCATCATTAGGTCGATAAAGATTTACTGTGAAAAAGTCCCCTGTTTCGTTATAAGCAAACTTTAGTTTAAAAGTCTCATCCGCTAGGTCAATATCGAACATTTCAGGGATATTTTCTTTGTCAACAGGGATGTAATCCATTCACTCACCTACTTCACTCTTAATTTAACGCCTATAGGGATACGTCGATCCGGGTATTTATTCCAAGACCTCAATTGTGGTATGGATGATCCGTATTTTCTACTTAAATCCCAATAAGTATCGCCTTTTTTGGTAACATGATATTTCTTAGTACTATTTGGTTTTTTCTTACTCACTGGTTTTTTCTTGCCACTTTGACTTGTAGGCTTCTGTACAGGTTTCTTTGACCCTGAAGCCTTTTGCCATGAAGTGGTGGAAATACGAATGCGTCTCAATGAAATGTCAATTGCCATTCCGTTTTGCACATCTGAACTTCTTTTGCTACTTATGCTGGTAATAATCACGTTCGAAGCACTCATTTTACCAACGTATTTAATGATTTTCCCGCTTTCCATAATGGAAATCAGTTTATTTTTACTAGTTTCATAGTTAGACGAAAGGATATAGCCACTAATTGAAAAATCAGGGGAGCGTTTGGATACATGATCCGTAAACGGTTCCCCTTTTTCAACGGCATATTCTGTGACGTCTACCTTGTAACTCTCACTTTCATCTACTATAAATAAAGACACATCATCCAGTTTAGCCATTAATATTCCCCCTCTGGCTCATATAGGAAGCTGAGGTGATCAAACACTTCTTGAATTCCCTCTTTCACTTGCTCTTTTACGCTCTTACCTTCACCGCTCGCCCCTGAAATGTAAATGGTAGGACTTAGTGTTATAGAACTTCTAGAATTAGTTACAGACCCTGCTGACGAAGTTGGTTTATATGTTTGTGGGATGCCACCGGTCATATCGACAGCCATTTTTTGAACATATTTTGATCCATCTTCGATACCCAATCCCATACCTTCCGATACGAAACCACCGTATTCAAACATTACCCGCGAAGGGCTATGTATATCTAACAATCCAGTAACGGCTCCTTTTATACTCTCTGCTACACCCGCGGCCGCTTCCATTGCTGCTCCTGCCATCGAACCAATACCGTCAATCAAACCCTGGATTATATCTTTACCTATTTGCATTAGGTCAATCGCTTCAAAGAATCCTTCGATACTGTGCCATATATCTTCTGCCGTGCCTTTGATCGTTTCCCAGGCACCTTCCCAATCTCCTTGAAGAATAGCCATTCCTGTTGCTATCAACCCAGTTATAAGTGAAATCCCTATATCGATTACCGCTTGTATAGCCGCCCAGGCAATCTGTATAACGCTAGAAATTATAGTCCACCCAACAGAGAAAATGGTTTTTATAGCAGCCATACCAACCGATATATAACCTTTGATATAAGCCATAAAAACAGATACAACAGCCATGATTTGCGCTCCATGTTCTGACCAAAAAGCCTTGATTTGCGCTAGTTTCGCCATGACGAACGTGACAATTGCTTGTAAGGCTGGTTGTACTGTTTGAACTATGGCAGCCCAGGCAATCATCGTATTGGTTTTGATCCATTCCCACGCTGCAAGTATCCCATCACGGAACCAAGCTACGTTATTCCAGGCCCATATAAATGCTGCTCCTAAAGCTATAATTGCAGCTGCAACAATCCATACTGTCGCACTCATTGTTGCTAAGAATGTTACAACTGGTGCAATCATTTTGAAAAAGAATCCAAAAGCTAATGTCAGTCCTTTTACATAACCAACACCTAAACCTAACGGTAACAATATCAATGTTAAAGCAGGGATTAACAATAAAATACCTTGTAATATCATTGCTATAGCTGGATGCGCTTCATTGAATTTAATCACCATTTGACCTATTGCTGTTACAAAATTATAAACAGGAACCATGATCAATATAAAAACATCAATCATTGGTTGGATAGCTTTCCTTAGAGTGGCAACCATTGTATTAAATGAATCAGCATATTTTTTATTTTCCATGGCCGCATTATGTATGGCTCCATAAAAGAAGTAAGCCGCTAACCCTGCAGCGATTGCAACGATAGGCATCGCACCCAAACCTTTATTTAACCTTTGTGTTTCTTCGTTCAACTCTTTCATGCTGGCGTTCGGCCCTAATTGTTGCAATGCAAAACGGGCAGTATTAGCATTGTTGGCCATCCTATTAAGGGTTCCGACCACTGCTAAACCTGCCCTATTGGCGTTATATAGAGGATTATTCATGCGGGCGATTGCGGCGGCGTTTTTATCCGCTTGAGGTGTCATGTTAGCGAATGTTCCAATGGTTCTATACATACTTTGTCTCATTCTGTCATCATTCGCCATCATGCCGTCTGTAGCCTTTTTGTGTGCCAGTCCCATTTTATCAATGGCGCGTATTAATTCACCAGTCGTTCCCCCGTACCTTCTTCCAACTTGCGCTAGTTTGAAAAAGTCATATTCGGCAGCGACTAAGTTGTTTCGAAACTTTTTAAAAGCATCATTTTGATTCCGCCACCCCATGTTCATTTCACGCATCATGTCTCTTGAATCATCGTTTAAATCTCCATAAGATCGCCCCATTAACCGCGATTGTCGGATAATATCATCCATTTCCCTGTTGATACCTCGTAATGGATCAGCGTCTGCCATAATATCCAAAAGTATATGGGTTTCACGAACTGCCATGTAATCACCACCCTATTTCTTCTTTTTGCTATTTTTCTTCATAGCGTCATCTCTTAATTTCATCATCTTGTCTAAGGCGGCATTAGCAATACCAAGTTCTGTTTTGCTCATAGCGAAGGCTTCGGTATAACTAACGTTGCAATCCTCTGCCATGACTAAGCGCCATCTTAACCATTCTTCCGGTTCTTCGACCGCTGCTTTCCAAGGGTTAGATGTCAGATTTACCGACAAGAAAATTACTGGCTGCCTTGAAGACCTCCGTTTGGTGATTAAAGTTTTCTAACTCTTCCCAGTAATCCCAATTGGTTCTTTTCCCATCGATAAAAATAACTTTCTCCATTAACCCTTCCCAAAGCTTGGTTTGTTCCATCGCTCCATTAGCGCCAGCTGCTTTATCTCTCAGCATCATTCCCGCTCTAGCTCCCGGATGTTGAAGAGTGTATTTTTTCTTCTCTCCATTTTCTAATTCGATTACCAATTCTTCTTGTTTCCCTGCTACTGTTGCCATATATAACATCTCCCTTTTATTTGAATTGTGACGCGCTTTCCCCATAAAACATACCTCCTATAAGATAAAGGACAGCGAACTGTCCCCCACTTATCAAACGTCTGTATAGTCAAATACCTTTATTTCAAATTCTCTTTCACCTGTCTCGTCAGTAATCGATCCCTCTGGCGTTTTTAGAACCATGGCTTGTGAACCACCGATTTTCTCACTGTTCTCGCCACCTGTGTTTACCCATATAGCAAATTGTTTTCCTGTATTAGCAAGTTGCTTTAAGAATCCAACCTCAGGAGAACCTTGCATAATTAGAACGGTAATTGTACCGATTGAATTAATTTTCTTGGTGATACCTACTGTTCCTGTCACACCAACTTTTGGTTCAAAATTATCCTCATCTTTTTCCCATTGAACGGCATCCCCTTCAGCAAAATCTGTTAAGTACCTGCCGTCAACCACAACGCTAACTTGCGAAGCGTCAAATGTGTATGAATTTGTCATCTTGTAGCCTCCCTATCTTCTATTAAATATTTACAACGCCAGTAACTCTAGCTTCATGGATTGCTCCACTTTTTCCATAACTAAAAGAGCCTCCCGGATAAACGCGCAAAGCTCTGTCTTGAATGTCTACTTCATCTCTTGATAGAGTGGTAACAGTGTAATCAGGTAAACCACCTTCAAGTGTTGCAATAATTCCATTTTTAAAACCTCTTTGTAGAGTAGTGGACATAGCTGCTTCGATTGCACCAATACCTCTAGCGTCATATGGTATTTTAGGAGCGTTACCAAGTGTATATGAGATTTCATTTTCCATATCCGCTTTGATCCAATCTTGTCCGTGTATATCATCGATATAAGATCCATCTGCTAACCATCCCTCAGATAATTGCCCACGACCACCTTTGACTATGTAAGCAACGGCAAAATCAGCATCAATTGCATTGATTTCTGTTTCATTTAAATATCTTGCTGTGACACCTTTTAAGCTTTTAAATTTCCATGTAATTGACCCTACTGTTTGTGAACCTAGATCACCAACTGCAGCAGCATCCAAATGTTCATCAGCAATGGTGTGATCGTATATTTTGGTGCGTTTCTTGGCTTTCAATGCTTTTCTATCCGCCTCTGTTCTAACTTGAACCACCAAAAATTTAAAATCTTTATCACTAATAAACGTAGCTGCTGCTAACTGATCAACAGCCAAGTCATTAGCCACTAAAGCAAAATGCCATTCCCGGCCATAGAAAAGTGCCATTGACGTTTTAATGTCTGTCGCATAAGTTGCAACCGCCACTTTATCAGGACGATTATCTTGTTTAAAGATAGTTGCCGCTTTTGCTTCTACCGCTGTTCCTGTTGCATAGTCTACTTGTAAAGCTGCCAATGTTGAATATTCTTTATATTCTGCTGCACCTGTTTTTTGAACAAAAATTACAGGTCTTCCTAGTCCAATTTTAGGTGCAGGTGATGCTACGTTGATTTTTACTGATACATCTTGTAATGGCATTTCCTAACCTCCTTAAGGTTGTGTTTCTGTTGTTAATGTTACTTCTTCTATTGCTTCCATTTCTTTTACATCTGAATGTCTAATTCGCAAACGTAAATCAAACCCCACTTGTCGTTCAACCTCAATAGAAATAAAGTTATCCCGACTTCCAAAACCATCTATTCTAACGACAGCTAACCCTTTTTCATAAAGTCTTTGACGAGTACCAGTTGTTTTTAAAAGTGAGGCGGATTGTTGTGCCAAAGATAAAGCTTCAAATGAATCCTCTGATATCCATGTGTAAGATATAACTATCTCAACATCTTCCGTCTGTGTTTCCCCACCACTTCTATATGTCTTTACATTCAAATAAGGACTAGTTACTGTGTATGTGAAAAATGGATAAACAGGTTGCTTTTCTGTACTCATCCGTTCTATTCCTATGTATGGTAACTCTTTGCGCAATTCACGATTAACTGCACTTACAATTGCCTTGTAATCAATCAAATTGATCCACTCCTTTCAGCGTATAAACACTAAAATCAGCAATATCAGAGTAATCGCTTTGACTCTCTACACTGTAAGTGGTTCCCTTATATCGGATCTTACTTTTATCAGGAATGTCATGAACCAATGAATATAAGAGCCTATCAGAAGAAGTGATCCTTCCCCCGCTTTGGTATATCTGTTTATCTGTTGGAGACACAATGGCACCCTCAGATTGTTGTACGGTAGGCTGACTTCCTGAATTAATCGGTTTTCCCAGATCATCATAATCTGTAGGGTTAGTGGGCTTGCTTTGATTTACTGGATATTCAATCGTAAACGAAACAGTATATTTCCTAATCAATGATTTAAATCTAAAGGACTTCATGTGTAATCGCTCCAATCAATCTACCTGTATCAACAAGTGGATTACTACTTCCCTTTTGGTCAACGGTAAATGGATGATTTGAAGGATCATTTAAATTCCTAGCAAACTCCTGAAGCTTTCCTTCTGCTTCAATGCCAATTGCATCTAATGCGTCATTTGTAGATGGTTTACCCTCTATAATCGCATCGACCAACAAATTAACTGCCTTATCCAAAATCCCCTTTTCATGTTCATCCCATCCGGCACGTATATAAGAACGCTCAGGAATTGTGATGTGAGTAGTTGACTTTTTGAGAGGTAATCCTTGTGAAGCCAAGTAGCCCCGCATTTTATCAGTGACTTGTATTCTAGTCCCGTATTCCTGAATAGCAGCGATTTCCCCCATTGTTATGTCTGAATCTCCATGGCCACTTTGAGCAGACTCTCCAAAAATACCTACAAGAATTTGTTTGTTGTTCAATTCTTCAGCGTGTTTGATGATCTCAGGTATCTTATTTTTATCTTTAATCCTTACTCGTGCCATTAGAAAAACCCTACTTTTGTATTGTAGGGTTTCCAGAGTCTATATACAGGTGTATACCTTTGACTATCACTTGTGAAGGTTTGAGTTGCTCCTGCAAGGGAATCGCTCACCGCTCCTACAGGAACAGTTAGGTCTATTTCAATCATTAATGCAATTCCCTTTTTAACAGGAGATGGAATGAGTAAATCTCCACTTTCATTTTGAAATGAAGTACCGCACCATTCTTTTGCATATTCAATAGCATCATTTAGAGCTATTTTCAACGGATCATCTTGGCTTGAATCATCAACAGGAATACCTAACCTTGTTTTAAGTTCAACTAATTCCATCCTTATTCACCTTCAGGAGATTCAATATTTTTGTCCTGTTCACCTTCAGAAGGCTTGGAAGTGATTTTTTCCTTTTCGCCTTTATAACCTAGTTTTTTCAGAGTCTTAATTACTTCATCCTCTGTTGTTTTAAATTCTCCATCTATAAATTCACATAATGGCTTGTTATTTTCCTTATCCCATACTGTACCGAATCCTTTAAATCTCATTATTTATCCACTCCTTATTTCATTAATCCTACTGCTTTTAATTTAGCTAACAATGCGTTAAAATCTGCTTTTAATGCAGCTACATCAACTGCAGAAGAATCTGCTTGAGCATCCATTTGCAATACCTCTTTTAGTACTAAATCAACTCGTGAATCATTTTGTAATTTACCCATTCCCCTAACACCCTTTCTGATTGTAATTAAAAAAAGATAGGTACAAAAATGCACCTATCCACTAAATGTTATTAAGATGTAGCTAGACCAGTAATTGAACCATGTAAAGCTTTATTTCCGTGATCAAGTCCCATTTGTCCAAAGATTTGTCCAGATTCAGCAGCACCTGTTTTCGCTAATTCCTCATAGAACAAATGCCCTTTCTCAGGTACTAATTGTAGTACAGGAGATACATGAGCCATATCGAATAGTCCAACTTTATCTGCACCGACAAAACGATCTAATACAATACCAATTTTCCCGAAATCAGTTTCAATTTGTTGAATGTCTAATCCACCAACATTACGATCTTGTGGAGCATATCCATAAATACTAGTGATAACTTGTTTTTGGAATGCATTTGTAAATAGAACCATATTGTCAAAACGAGCACCATTAGTAAACATGTCACGTAACAGTTTATCAATCATTGCTTTAGTTAATTGAGCACCTGCACCAACAACTGTATTTCCTGTTGATGTAAGTTCGAACATACCACGAGTTTTATCAACTGTAGCTGCAGTAGTCGCAAGGTTGTATGAACCATTTAGGAAAGTATGTTCAGCATCACGAGCAATTTTAGTCAATGCACGAGCAATTTGAAAGTCCTTCTCAGATACAACATTGTTAGATTGTCCAGCAATATTCAAACCAGATAATTTACCTCCATTAGATAATGCACGGTATGTAATATTTACTGATTCTTGGAAGATTTGAGTTACGTTCTTAGATTGATCACGTACGTAAGTTACTGCTGTTGGTGCTGTTGTTGAAGCTTGCTCAGAGATAGCTGGTTGTGCTGGATTTGGATAGCTGTATGTAGAATCAATAGTAAATTCATTCGATGTTGTTTGTTTGCCTCCAGTTAATCCTCCAGCCATAGAAAGAAATGGTGTTACTTCTGCATCAATTGTGAATAATTCTCCGCTGAAATTTGGTAAGTTAAATGAATTTCCTTGAGAGTTAATATTTGTTGGCATGTAATTGCCCTCCTATTTTAAGTGTTATTTTTGTAATTCGTGAATCTTATTTTTTAGTGAAATAGCCAATGGCATATTTTTAGCTTGTACCGCTTCCTGATGTTGCTTATTTAATTGATCTAATTCAGATAATTGTTTACCTGAACCTGCTACAGGTGGTCTACCCGGTAAAGCAGCATTAGCCGCTACTTGTACAGCCTCATTAAATGCTGATTTAAATGCCTGAATGTTTTCATTAGTCGTTTCTGCTGTGTCTGAAATTAAGAATGAAGCAAATGAAGCTGGTAAACTCTCAGAGATTAATACTTTTTCAGTTTCAGTGAATAATTTTTCTTGATTGAATTGTAAACGTTCAGCCTCAAATGACTTTCTATCCTCTTCAATCTTTGCTAATTCTTTATCACGTTCCACTTTGAATCTTTCTTCCTGAGATAACTTAGCAAGCTTTTCAGCTTCTTCTCGTTCCTGTTGAATACGTGTTTCTAATTCCTGAGTAGTCTTAGCTTCCCATTTTTTCTGTGCTTCTGTGACTCGTCTGTCTGCCTCTTGTTGTAATTTTAGATTTAATTCTTCTTGAGTTAGTGTAATGCTTTCAGGTTGCTGTCCTAATTCATTATTAGGGTCAGCGCCTCCATTTTCTCCCTCTGCAAAGAATTGCATATCCAGTTTTAACGGCAAATCAGGTGTATGTACGTGTTTAAATAATTCCATAGTATATATTCCTCCTAGCCCTCTACAGTTGCCATATGGCCCCTATATAGTTCTAAATTAGTCCGATTAATTATGATGCCCAATCGACAAAAGGCAAAAAAGCTTCCAAAATTGTCCGCGATATTTTTTAAGGGTAGTAGTAATAAACAATGTCCAAAAAGGGGGTATGGGGGGTATCCTTTGGACAAATAAAAAAGGAGTGTCAGTTAGACTCCCCTTTGTGCTCTCACTGCTCTATATATAGTTGCCTTACTCACCTTAGTTACATCTTCTATATCCTTAACAGTCATACCGTTTGTATCTCTCTTATTAAATAGATCAAGTGCATGTTGTAATCCTTTGTTCTTATCTGTATATTGCTTAGGTCTACCCTTATATACACCACGCTTCTTTGCTTCTGCTATACCTTCTAACTGTCTTTCCTTAATCATATCAGCTTCAAACTCTGCAATACCTGACAGTACAGTAATCATAAGCTTACCTATAGCTGTTGATGTATCTACCTTATCCCCACCCATATTCAATATGATAAGTCCAACATCCTTACTGTTTAGGTATTCAATGGTGGAAAGTGCGTCCTTAGTTGAACGTGCGAAACGGTCAATCTTAGTTACTACAATTGAATCCCCAGCTTTGACTTTATCCAATAACTTATTAAACTCTTGTCTATCGTCTTTCTTTCTTCCACTTATCTTTTCTTTAAAGATATTATCCGAATCAATACCTTGTTCTAATAAAGCATTAGTCTGAACTGTTAACTCCTGACCTTTGGAACTAACCCTTGCATAACCGTACTTAGTCATATCATTTACCCTCCTCTATTTTGACACATGTAACTGATACGCTGATAAGTCAATGATACCAGCAACACCAAAATGTTTCAATAGGGTGTAGTCAAATGACACAATTAAATATTATTAAGGTGTTAGCCTTTCCTTCTTCCAATCATCAAGCTTCATATCCTCTAAGTAATCATGTTGAGTATTATTACCGATACCAAGGATCTCATAAGTGAGGAAACAGCGACAATTTATTGTGTTTTCTGGTCTAGAGAACATTTTAGGTGCTTGAGCTTTATCATCACCTATTTTAAAGTCCCCTTTTACAAGTATAGTAACATCATGCAATGCCGTATGTTTTACCCTTACTCGCTCATCTCCAACACTGTTCCATTTCTTCCCCATCTGTATTCCTTTACTCTCAGCATGCAGAGCACTATTCAGCTTAGCCTTCTCTAATACTCTTCCACTCTCTGTCCTTACAACTCGATTAGCCTTAACAACATCGCCTTCAAACACTTCCTGAACACTCTTACTCATCGTCTTATATGTGCTACCTCTAACCAATCCCTGAGTAATAACATTACGCAACTTTAATATCACATCATTACGATTCTTTTCTAAATGTTTATTCAATGTTAAATAGACAAACTCATTTTCAATACTTTCTTTCACAACTTCATTCTTCAATGAACGATAACTTAATTTAACCTTTGAATCACTCTCAATGGCCCAACCTGTATAATAGAAGGATTCCGAGTAAACATCATACAAATGACTATTCAAATCAGCCTCTATATCCTTATACAAGTCCTTCATGATATTAATCGTAGCTTTATCAAATGATTTCATACGGCCATACTTGTTCATCTCTTGGTATGTAAGTATCCCATCAACCTCATAATTACTATATGTCTTCATTAAGAAAGTAAGAAAATCATTCAACGCCTTCTCATAAAACCCTACAACATTATTCTCAAGCTTGTTTGACTTCTTCTCCATTTGTTGTGTTAGCTTCTTTATTCGCTCCATTATTCGGTTCATCAATATCATCCTCAACATTTAAACGGATATATTCTTCATTCTCATGCTCAATTAATTCTTTTTCATAAGCAGGATCTTCAATGTGAGCCATCTTACGTAATGTTTGCATACTTGCAATATTAGTCCCAACTAAAGCAACAGCATTAGCAATATCAGTTTGTGTATCAGTAGGTAAATTTCTTTGGAATTTAATATCAATATCCAAATAATCGTATTTCTTGCTGATATTAAGAATATTAGTAATCATCCTAATCCTACGCTGTAAGCCTTCTTTGAAGTATCTTTCCTTGGTACTCCTAGTGTTTTCTAATGGTAATATCCGTCTTTCAAGCGCTACCCCTGAACTTTCTGCAAAACTTTTATCTGTCATATCTGGAACCTTACTCAAATCAAGAATATCCTTCTTAGTGCGATTCTTTTGATTCTCTTTCCACTCAGAATTTATATTCTTAATTAACCATTCAGCATCAGCTTTTTCGTCTTTCTCCACCTTACCGAAGTTTAACAATCGTTTTTCTTTCATCTCTTGAGTTTCTGGAATATTATCGATTCCCCATACTTTTAAAATTGCATCTGTACTGGATTCCGATTCATTTACATCATCACTCACTAAGGCTTCATAACTCTCATTTAAGGTAATAATACTCTCGAAATCAGATTTTAACTGACTACCTCGATTCCAAAAATAATTAATTGGCACTTCAGAAAATCCGTGAGCTTCTTCACTTTCTAAAAGGAATTCTTCATTATCCTTTTGTACAAAGTGATAGTTCGTATGCTCCGAATAGACATAGGCATGTAATGATTTACCATCATTCAATACATCCTCGTTTTCCCAATATCTGATTGCTAATATAAGATTCTCTTCTACACTGTTATCGAAAACTAGTATTATATTATTCTCAATCAACGGTAAAGGTCTGAATCTAGGCTCTTTTTTTCCAGATTTCGTTTCCTTGGTATATAATATTTCCACTCCGAAACCATATCGTGAACACTGTTCAGCGATCTCATAGTCGATTTTCTGCGCATCGTTGGCATCAAAAATATCCTGTATTTCCTGCATATACTCTTTATTCTTACTTGAATAAACCACAGGTTTCCCCATGAAATAACCTACATGCTGATCACTGATATACTCGCACCAATTTGCTACAATTTTATTATTTGGTTTACTCTCGTCTGCAAACTTTCTATCGAGTATTTTGTGTTCACCCAGGTAGTATTTGTGCATTTTTTCTTCACGTTTTGTATCATGCTTATAAATAAGCGTTTCAATTATTCCAGGTACAATAACTTCAATTTGACTCTTATCTAACCTAAACAATATTCCACCTCCTACCATATCCCAAGTGATTCTTTAGTTATTTCCTTCATCTTGTCACCTTTTAAGTCAACATGGTCATAATCATCGAGTCCGTACCAAATCGCAGATAACGAATGTGGATCAATACTAAACTCATCTTCTTTGATTTTTCCCTGTTTATCTTTTTTAAAAGTTAAGTATTGTAGTTCTCGAATAGCATTAGGACATGCATCACTACAAATAATCTTCTTGAACCTCTTTACCTTCCGAGTGTATTGAATTCTGCTCCCTTTGTATTTTCTCGCTGAACGCATATTAAAGCCATTTTGAGAAAAATATCTGATGGTTTTTGGCTCTGCTGAGTCTGCTTTAATAAGCTCTTTACTAAAAGCAAATTCTTTAATGTCTTCTGCAATTTCAGGGTCTGTTAGACCTCTGGTATAGTACTCCCAGTGTATGTATAAGATATTTTGATCATTGTCGATCACCATTCTATACAGAGCATTATAAGACTCTGCGTAGCCGAAATCGAGTCCACATTTTCTAGTTGGATTAGTTATCTTTTGAATAAGCTCGTGCATCTTATTTGCTTGCATAGTTTCAAATTGAGGAAAAACCCTCATTCCACTTATACCAAAGCGTCCTTCTCTAGCTATTCGATACATGTCAGGATCAAAACTTTTCATTTCTTCTAATTGCTCAATATAAGATTCCGGGAGAAATTTATTATCGTCAGCTACACTGTGATGGTAGTATGTATTGTGTTTAACAATCACTCTTTTTTCATACAATTCCTCATCATCTAAACGATAATGATCCGTCAGATCATCTTTAAAGAAAAAACGATAAGACCAGTTATCCTTCGAAACAGGATTAGTTGAAAGTAACATGTGTAGAGACAAAGTCGGATGTCTTAATCGCCCCATTAGTTCTTTAAATATTTCCTCGTTTACCTCTGAACATTCTTCTATCCAGATGATTGTAACGTTATGAATTGACTTGAGTTTTTCGCTGTCATCTCCACCTTTAAAGATAATCTTTGAGCCGTTAGGAAATTGCACTTCCATCGGACTCTTTGTAAATTTGAATTTATTATATAAACCAAGACCAGTAACGATTTCCTTAATCAACGAAAAGCATGATTCACGAATAGTTTCATAAACTTGTCGAACAATTAGACAAGTCCTTTTTTCTTCAAGTAGCTTCAATACCAACTTTAAAGCAACATGATAGCTTTTTGATGAGCCATACCCTCCAACTAAAAAATATGTCTTTCGTTTCCAATCAAATAAAAAATCCTCAAAATGAGGATTAATTGTTTGTTCATTCATTCTTCATCAGCTCGTTTTATAACCAGCTTAAATTCCTTATCTGTATCACCATCAATTAAATTAGTGTACTTACTTAACATCTCCAATGCCTTTGTCTTATCGCTTAGTTTTATTGTAGGTGCCTTACCTCCCGCAATATACTCAATCATGGAACTATCAACGGTATTGGAATCTTTAAATCTCAAATAATTTCGTGTGTATGTTTTTCCATTCTCATCAACAACTTCTTCAGCACCAAAATTAACATAATCATTTATATCAGCAAAGGCTATCTTAATGTATTGTTCCAAAATATCCTTACTGTCTAGTAAGGTGTCTGTAAACAATTCTTTCTTTAATTTTTGAATATAATTACTTATTTTTTCCTTCTTCAATAAAAGATGCGCAGCTTGCTTATCAAACTTTGTTTCTCCAAATGATTCCCGATATGACTTGGCGGCATTAAAGTGTCTGAGATAATTTAGACAGAACATCCTCTCTTTGTCGGTTAGATTGTCATCGCCCTCTAACAACTCTTCAAACTCATCAATTTTCTTATCCTTTTCCATTATTAGTCCTCCTTTTATTCATCACAAAAATTCACTTCAACCATCCCTGCCATAATATCCACTTGAATATGCGAATTTAGGAGTTGTCTAGTACCTAAATCAGCGTTAAAGTATGCTGTAGCTACTACCCCTTCATCTTCACCTTGTAGCTCTGCAGCGAAAACGTAGTTCTTTATGTTACCTTGTTTAGCAAGTTCGATTATTTTTTCTAATTCATCTACCATGTTCTGATTTTCACTAGGAAATCGTATAATTTTAGCCATGACTACTCCCCTTTCCATATAAAAAGAACGCACCAACCACTGAGTATATTATTCAATGATCAATGCGTAATTAGTTGTGTTCTCGTTCTTATTCCAAATAAAAAGCACTCTAATTAAAGAGTGCCAAAATGCTATTTGTTTACACTTAGTAATTTTACTTTCAATGTATCATTTTCTATTTTCAGCTCGGTATTCATCTTTTGAAAACGTGCTAAATCACTAGATAGTTTAATTCTTTCATCCCTAAATTTCCAACGTTCAATTTTTATTAAAGTTAAATAATAGGTAGCTTCTAAATTGTTTTCGTTAAATAAATCATAGCCCTGCTTTAGATGTTCAGGTAAAAACTTATATCCAATTTCCCATGCGTTATTTTCACCTTGCTTAGTTAACTTTTGAATTTCGTTTTCTATCATTAAAGTATTCTTCTTATAGTCCAGTTCCTGATAAAGTTTTTTTATTCTATCTGTAAGCATTTGAATATCATTATCATAGTAGTGGCCTAATTCATGACTCATTATTATTACCGTACAGTCTTCGATTGAAATCCTGTATCTTTCAGCCATTCCAGTTATACTTTTTGCAGAAAATGAAAATGTATCCATTTTAACATTATAATGAGCAACACTGGTCATGTTTTCATCTTCTAACACATTGCTCTCTATTCCATGATTCTTTAAGAAATCAACAATAAATTCTTTAATAATGACCACTCCCATCCAAATATTTACTTACTTAAGCAATATTCAACTAGGTGTGGCAAAAGTCCTGCTTATGTATTCACTTAATATTTATTCTATGTATTAAATACTATGTAATTTCTCTTCAACGCAGTAATCAACAAATTCTTTAGTGCTAATTCCGTACTCCGATAATAAAATACCTACGACCATGTCTTGTTCTTCCTCTTTTAATAGCTCCCACTCTGGAGAAAACACTGAATCATAAAAACCCAACTTATGTATGCTGATATTTCTCATTGCTTCATTAATTAACCTATAAATATACCCATTTGATCCTAATTCACAAAAGTATGTAGTATCCTTCATTAAATTTTCTCCTTATAAGTAACACCTAAAATTATATTTTGAATACTTCGGGCAGTAACTCCTAATTCTTGACCTTTCATTTTGTACCATTCAATTTTGCTCCCAGTCCAATTTTTAAATTCTTCTCTTAGCTGTTGGGCAGTCTGCTTTGATAGTCTAACCTTGTTCCAAAAACGATCTTTACTGTTCTTTTTATTCCCAGTACTACTCACAAGCCGAAGATTTGAAATAGAGTTATCTTTAGTATTCTCACTAACAATGTGGTCAATTTCCAACCCCATTGCTCTCCAATCTTCTTTTGAAATACCCATGTACGAACTCATGATTATCTCCGAAATATACATAGCTACATTATCAATCTTTGTTAATAAATACTTATTCCCATCCCCTGTACCAGTTGGATTAAGCCACCTGTCACTCACGAAGCTATATACATGTCCACTTGGACAATGAGCCATATATCTCTCTGGACTAAAACCTGGAATAGGCGTAAGCTCTCCTTTAACTTCCTCAAAACTCGGTAACACTTTTACTACATCTTTCATCGTTACATCATCCTTTATTTAATTAGTAGTGCATCTTCACGTTATACACTCCAATCGATCTCACATGAATTAGTAAAATAAAAAGAGGACTGAAAATAAATTCCAGTCCAATCAGCACTACTAATTCGGGTGGATGAGACCCATTGGAAAATATAAGGTTTATTTTTATAGAAATTACTTGCAATAGGTGATTCCATGATGTATTATGAACATAAGTTTTAATAATTAATAATTACGGAATCGTCTATACTTTTTTAAGTTTAAAAATAAAAAAGAGAGAGAAGAAGACAACTCTCTATAGATCGCTTTAGTTGTCCCTTCCCTATATAGGCTATTATCTCATGTTCCAAAACCCCTTATTTTATCTATGTTTCTAGCACATTAAACATTTTTAAGCGTGACATTTTTATACTGCTTTCTTCATTCTCGACTTTCTTTTTCTTGCTGCACCTTTAATTTTTTCTGCTTCCTTTTTGCAATTCCCACAGCAATATTTTTCTCTTTTGTGATTAGGTGTAAATTCTGTCCCACAATGCTCACAATCTTTTACATTAGTGACATTCTTCTTTATATTTGACAATAGAATATCCCCAAAACATTCCCATAAAGTTTTTTTATTATCAGCATCTTTCACTCGGTACAAGTAATCAACTAAAATATCAGCTATATTCACTTCAGTTGCATTTTCATCAATTCCCTTTGCAACTTCCATAAACTCTTGTTTAATTGTTTTTGCAATGTACCCATATTTAGTATCTTTGTCCTTGTATTCCACATTGTCTTTATCTATGTATTTGTTTTTATTCTTGTTAATCTTTATGTATTTTTTTACTATTGCATCGTACAGTTTCTTGTTCTTAATCTCGAAGTTATTTACACTATGTAAATTTTTATATTCGAGTTTATTTGCAACATTTCTAAAGTAAATATTCTTGGAACTTATGATATCTTCTAACATATTTATGACAGGAATAAACTCATGTTCAACTACTCTTTTAACTGTACCATCTTCCTGTGGTATTTCTTTTATTTTCTGGACAACCTTTGGAGCAACGTCTTTTTCCTTATAATTTTTCGCATATTTGAAAAAGTAAGGAATCTTACCACTTGTATAATCTTTTATTACAGGCATTGCTTGTTCAGGTGTCATTTCTGGTTTAAAAAGTGTTTTACTATAATCGATAATAAAGTTATTCCAAAGGGTCAAAAATGAGATCGCCTTTAATTTATCGTCAGTAAAGTCACCCGCACTTGAATAAATTCGGGTTATCTTATTACTAACCGTTCCAATTGAAGCTCCAAACGCAAGGGTGAGCGAATTATAAATATTTTCTTTATTTAATTCTTGTACTGGTGCTGATTCCATTTCATAAAACAATGGGTTGATACCTTGCATATGATCTTTGGCAACTTTTACGTATTTTTTTTCCGTAAAAACGTCCAGCTCATCACCGTCCCAGTCAAAATTTAAAAGACGACTAAGTAAATCCCAATTACTCACGAATAGCCCACCCGCAATAAACCATTCCTTCATTTCTTTAGTTTTGGTACTATTACGGATACCATGCTCGCGGTAAAGTTGGGGGGATCTATTAATGTTAATCTCTCCAACTTTAAGATGCTTTGAATACACTTCACCACTTCTTAATAACCCTCTCGGTTCTTCTTCGCCTTTGAATAGATATTCCATCCATCCATACACATCGGGATAAACGAACATTCTTTTTCCTTCAACTTTTAAACTGCCCCCCCTTGCCTCTTGTATCATTTTTTCTTTCTTATTCTTAATCATACTCTTTACATGCGGATCGTTAAGTAAATTATCATAAATTAATAGTGCTTCCTGAAGAGGATTTTTATTTTTGTTCTCTTCTGTGGCACCCAAAGCATTCAACATTACCTGTTTACTGCTACCGATAGTCTCTATTTCTTTATTTGTCTCTTTTGTAATGTCCTCTAAATCTGACTTTTCGATCCCCGTCAAGGATTGGAGAAATTGATAACTCACATGGTTACTGTGTTTGACATTTTCTATATTACAAATTCCAGCTTCACATTCGTATTTCTCGAACAATGTCTTAAACTCTTTCCAGTTCTCGTAATATTTCCACATTTTCAATTGGCTAGAAGTAATTAAGATTTTTATGCCTTCTTTTTCAATACAATGTTCATCTCCCCAAACATCAGTAACTAATGTGTTCTTGGCTACATCCTTAGCATAAGTCAAAAAGTCGCAAGGGATGATCAATCCTTTCATCCAACTGGCTCTGAATTGGAATGATTTATCCATTACTGATGGCAAGCATAATCCTGAACCATCCGTAACATTTACTCTTAGATCCTTCTTATATACGTTCGGTGCAACCTCGTATGTATCGCGATTAATATAGTCTACATGCCCCTTCAAATCCAACTCAAGGTCATTAACAACTAAAACTTCATCCAAGTTAAAGCCTTCAAATTTTGTAATTGCACTGTTCTGGAGCATAAGGTATGCGAGATATTTATTTGTGTTAACTCCCCCTCCTTCAACCCTTTTACTACCTTTGTTAATTCTATCCCAAGAAAGACCACACGTTAATTTTTCTTCAATAGTATAAGTTTTCCCTTTACTATTTGTACATTTCCTTGTGAGTGCCGACTCCTTTATGAATACGCATTTCTTAGTTTTTAATTGCCCACTGCTACTTGAGAAGTATTTATAAAACTCGCCGTCATACATAAATCCGTTATCGATTAAGTCCTTTAGAATGGAATAATGAAAAACTTTCACGACAATTACATCATTATTTATCTGTTGACCAGTTTCAGCTAACTCTTTATCAGTTTTAAGCTCTAAGGCTCTTGTTAGAATTGACTCAAAGAATGAAATTATTTTACTCGGTCTAACTGTTTCTTTGGTATTAATCACATTGCCGCCTTTATCTTTAATTTCCTTATTGTAAAATATCTCACTTCTTTCTAACACACGGTTTTCTCCTGCATTAGCATCAATAACCCTCTTCAATCGTTTACTTAATTTACCTTCATTTTTTTTCAATTTATCCATTACAATAGTAATCGCTTCTAATTGATTAATTTTATTTTTATCTACAATTGAAGCAATATATTCTTCAAGCATTTCCTTAGTTTCTTTATTTTTATACTTTTGTTTTTTACCTGTTTCTTCAATTTCTTCAATAATACTTAATTCTTTCTTTATGTTTCTAACCTTATTTAACTTCTTGCTAATTTCAGTTTCTCTACCTTTAAGAAAGAATGAATCTGTCGTAACTGATAATACTTCAACTTGCTTAGTTAGATTATTTTTTGTCATAGAATATCGACTCCTTTTGTGTAATTGTTTAATTTCATTTCTAACTGACCGATTATGTAAAAATTAAATTTAAAACTTATGATATGAATAATGTAATTTCACATTTCGAAGCGAATTTTTTCGAAATTGAAATACTGTATCTTCTATGTATTTTTTATATTATATTGCTTTCTATATACAGTACTGCCAATGCCAGCACACTGGGTACTTTGACTCTGCATATACAGTACCTTACCTCTGCATAGAGAGTACTTAGGTGAAAATGGCTTTAAATCAACGTTTTCAATGCAACGAGTCAGCCACATAATAATGGTTGTTGAATCGGTCAAAAATAGCCTCATCATCTTCATTGTATTCACCAGTTGGTGCAAGTTTATGTTTAATAACTTTTATGAGTTTAAGCTCTTTGAGCTGATCATTTGCCTCAACAATCTTGGACTTAGAAACTTTTAATCTTTCTGCTAACGTTCCAAAGCCGACAAAACAAAAACTTCTATCATTTTCTTTATCGTTCTTATTGATGTGACTTTTGTAATAGAATAGTTGCCGGAAAGCATATTCATCAATTTGGTCATTTCTCCAGTATGAAAATACCTCAGCAGACAGTATGGTAAAATGTTTATGTTTATCTTCATCAAATACAGTGTCATTAAAAACAATCGTTAGATTTCCTTTAGTTGGCAGGTTAGTGATTTTTTCTTCAATGAGTCCTGTCTCATATAAATTTTTTAGTCTTTTTTTAAAGGTGCGAGTATCAGAAATTTTTAGAAAGTACATCAATTTTTTATGATCAACTTCAATTTCTTTTTTATGATAATTTCTGAAATATCGAAAGCATAATCTTGTATACATTAGAAACTCATCGTTGGATAAATTGAATTCTTCATTTCTAACAATGTGACTAGGTACTTTCACGAATAATTTTTTCTTTTGAGCAGTTTCTTCCATACGCATCCTCCTGTGTAATTGTTTACCGTGTGAATTATTGTTTAATATGCTGTTTGATTACCGCATTTACTCGTTCATCTCTCCAGTAAAGATAAAATCTTCTTGAATCGTTCGTGATTGCCGTTGTAATGAACTTGATATTTTTCTGTTTAAGTTTCCTTTGTAAAGCTAAGTCATAACAGAAAAACAGCATATCCTTTGAGTATTCCATGTTTCCATCTCCTTAATTTGATGAAAGGGCAGGAGCGCCCACCCTCTCTATGTATGTAAATTTACTAAATATTCCGAAATTTAATTATGAAATTTTATTGTTAAGTAATAATCTGAATGTTTCTCTTCCTTTAGGTGTAATCAAAGTTTGAGTTCCTGCATTTTTATCATTTGCCCATTCCTTTATTTCAAACAGTTCTGGTACATATTGAGCATAGGGTTTAAGTTTCTTTTTACTATCTCTAAACACGTATTTGTTATCCAGAAGGAAGTTAACGAGATCCTTTTGTTTAACTTGTAATTCCTTTGCAGTTTCTCGGATATTAGTAAGTAAATTACGGTCAACAAGTGCGTCAAAATAATCAGTCTTGGGTTTCATTAAAGCAATTTGTTTTTGTTGTTCCTCTATGTTAGTGAAAAGACTTTTGATAATAATTTGTTGTTCAGAAGGCAAAGCACCAAAGTATGTATTAACCATTAAATCAGTGTTACTTATGTATCCACCCGTTTTACGGATAGTTTTTAATATGTTTTTAACTTCTTTTTTAAATTGTTTTGCTATAGGTTTTTGAGACTGCATTAATACTTCGTATAGTCCATCTTCTGTTAAAAACCACATATTCCTAACCTGACCGCTATAATGTATCGATGAGGTTAATTTTTCATCACCATCAACAGTATTGAGCATCTGTCCTACTTTATCTAAGTTGTACTCGATCCATTCAGCCACATCTTTTGCCAAGAATAAAGGGGACTCTATGTCTCCATAAATCCGAAATTGCTTATTTAATATTTCTCTTTCTTCAACTACAGATAATGTTTTAACCATTAGTTAACCTCCCCTTCGCCAAAGATTTCAGCATCTGTTGGGTATATTCTTTCATTAAATTCATCTTCATCATGATCATAGTTACCTGAGATGATTCTTTCTTCTTCAATTAGTTCATCAAGGATCTTTTGCTCCCAAAATGTGCTATGACCTAATTCTTCATGTAGTTCGATATCACTTTTTAACCCTTCCATAAAATCAGAAGTTCGATCATTAGCCGCAATGGACATTTCATAAACATTTAATCGTGCATTACTATCTTCTAATCTCAGAGCCATCTTATAGCACTGTTCCAAGCTACCGGCCATATAAACTGGTTTTCCAGATTCAAATTTGCGAATACGTGTCGTAGATGTTCCTAATCTTCTGGACATTTCAGCTAAAGATAAGCCAAGATATAAACGTTTGGATTTTAACTCGGCCCCGATTGATACCCATTCAGTTTGATTTTCCTTGATAAATGCATCTCTGTTTAATTGTGTATTTGTCATTTTATTAATCTCCTTTAGTTTCATGTAATTTTATTTGTTGGTAATTTCAAACCTATTTTATCGTAGCCTTTGAGCAGGAATTTTTCGTCCCACTTTTATGAAATTTCTTTTCTATAAATTTATTTCCCTTGCTAAGAAATATTTTGATACTAAAACTGCTCCATCGTATGTATTAATTGATTCGATATCACTCTTATGTATTTCTTTAATACTGCCGTCACTAAGCTTTATAACATCCACTTCCTCATAAACTAAAATGTTACTAATCTCCTTTTCTTTAATTTTATTTGTTATTGATATTTGAACTCAGTAAACGAATCCAATCTTGGGTATAAGTATCACGTAGTTGACTGTCCTTTTGATGGACAACGGAATCACAACGCAATTTTGCGTTATCATAATACTGCTGATATTGCTTTTCGACTTCATAAGACCTTATACAAACAACATTCATTTTGAAACCACCATTCTTATGCATTAGGTGCTGCAGTATTCACAACACCTAATGAGATATGTAGTTATCTACCGCCTGTACCTGGATCATAAAGCTTTGCTGCTTCAACTGTATTAGACGAGACCACCAATGATCCAAGAACCAATAATCCAACCAATGATAATGTAATCAACTTTTTCAT